ACCGTATGGTGCAACATTACGCTTTACATTCGCAATTGCAGTCTTTGTAAAGTCCCACGAATAAGACGGGTCATTATCAGATAAGCATATACTATCATCGAGCTGCAGTACTGCACAATAACCATGGTTACTATAGAAGTTGTAGCCACCAGTACTTTGGTTAATATACGCTTTATTACCAATGAACTGTGCGTACTGTTTAGCATCTTCCAGATTAGTCTGATAAGGTATATCCTGGGACATTATAGCGTCTTTTATTTCGGCTGTATCAAACTTAGAAATTCTGCCCATGAAGGAATAATACTTGTATACCGCACAAGCACCGTAATACTTGGTATAATAAGTACCGTAATCTTTCCAGTCTTTATGCCTGCTATTAGGTCCTACACCAAAACTTAAGTAAGTATGGTTGTTTTTAGTCATGACTTTCCCATAGAAATTGTCATTCTCCACCTGAGAGTCTTCCACGGCTACGTTATAAATGTATGACGGCATATAACAAGACCGCAACCAATCAACGCCGGAAACATAATATTTTGATTGAACTGATGTAAGGTACACTAGTTTACCAGTGCTTATCGCATCGAGCATATTGTCTTTACTGATACAAATTTCAGGTGACACAAATTCATAGTAACTAGAATCCATTTCCAACAAATTATAGTCAGGTCCATTATCACCATGATCTCGTGTAACATACATCTTAGGCCATAAGTTGAAGAACGCCTGCGGTCTTATATCCAACGTACCGTAATTGTTTTCATTCTTACCCCACTGGTCGTACTTTACCAATGAACTAAGTATACCCTGCGTAATGATGGTTTTATCGCTGGAAGTTCTATTGCATCTAACGATCTCATAAGATACAGCATCCTCAGGTATATTATTCACAGTAAACTGAATACCTAATGCCCAACCACCAATTTCTTTGTTATTGAGACTAGCTTGGAACGGATAGATCTTACTGCTTACACTGGTAGCTAATTGTATACCCGGCATACGTATATCACCAATCCAGTGCACAGGACTAGGGATATTCTTACGGTTATAGAATATAATACCAAATCTGTATATCTCATCACGCATATATCCAAGATACTTAGCACAGGTAAAAGGACTACTGTAATTACCGATAGCGTTCTCAGGCATAGTAGAGTAATCATCAGTTGATGCTGCTGTACCATACATATAATAAGTATATACGCGCAATCCAGAACCATTACCTACGCCAACAGAACCAGAATAATTCAATTCATCCGTGTTAGCACTGGTAGCTATAGTATTAGATAGCCCAATCTCTTTGAATATAAACTGATATGATATATTCGGCCCTACACCACCTAAAGTGAGTTCTCCTGCAGTATTGTACCCGTATATATAATATTTACCATTCTCATCGAATAAATCCATATTATACGGGTTTATACAATCGTGAGAAGATGGCACTGTGATTATACTACCGTTACTTCTAATCTTACCATCTGAACCCAATGTACCAGTTATCTAACCAGAACTACTACTGTCGAGTACAACTGTACCAGAAGCATTACATCTGTATGCACGGGCATCATAATCCACATCCCAAGTAGATTCTTGCAAGTTTGCTGCGAATAATCTGTTGTCCAGTTTAGCAAGTGCTTGAGGAATAAACTCATTTGGTACCATGTCATTGAACTACTCTACGGTAATCTGCGACATATATGCACCACCGGTATCACTGTATTCAAATGTATTGAACTCGTATTCGTTTGTATTCGGTATATCTACTTCATTCAGTATATAGATACTGGGCACTTCCGTAGCACTATGATATATAATACTATACAGACGGGCTTTATTAAATCTACCGTCATTCATGAATGTAATAGATATCTTACAACCCTGATTAGTGATGGTACCTCTCAGGTCACCTTTGATCTTGTAAGAACTACCATAACTGGATGTAGACGATACAGGAATCATTTCTGATAGAGCTGCGGTAGTAGTTTCCCTACCACGCAGATCGAACAGCTGGTAACAGTATTGTATGGAGCCTGCTGGTAAAGTGCCAGCAATAGTAGAAACAAATCTAGGGGGCAGTAATACACACCCTGGAGTTATGTCATACTTTGTGGGATCAGTAAAAATGGTTTCATCAGGTTCTTGTAAGTTTATCACTTTCAAAGTAGATTTACCATCAGTAATGTAAACATTGCTGGTCAGGTTAGACTCATAATTACAAACCATTTGTACTTCAGAATCTATTTCCAAGAAACCATTAATGATCACTTTGCGTAAGTTGTTAATCTTATCTAAGCTATATATCGCATATAACTTATTACAGTTAACGCCGTTCAAATCATACTTTACCAGAACTACGCCAATCTCTTCTACTTGTCCATCTCTGTACCACTAGGTCGTAGCAACACCTAATACTGTTTCGTTTTCAGGTATTCCTTCTTCGTACTCTGAAACAGGTTCAATGTTCTGTAATACGCCATGTGTACCATTATCATTGGTAACAATACGAATATTCTCGGCGTATCTATACTGATTATCTTTCAGATAGATTACGTCGGTATCCATATCCATACCAGCTGTAAAAGTATTTACTTGACTTAAAAGTTCCATTATCTGTCGAAATTATAAATTGCATGTCTATCACCAGTTGTACTGTAGAATGTCTCGTGTTCGCTTACTTCAGGTACCAGTGTATGCCAAGCATTACCGATAGATGTAACCTCATCAGTATTGGGCATCAACGAATCTGCATATGCTTGTCTACAGTAGAAGTTCCAACTACGTTTGGCATCGTAATAGATATTCTGCGGCTTGTTACCTTTAATATACTCTATATATAGTAACTTCATTGCTACATACCAATAAGCAGCTTCAAAATATGAAGGCATGTCTGGTATAAGTAACATACCGTCCTCGTCACTATACTGAGCAAAATAAGATATCTTAAGAAATCCATCAGATACATTAGTAAAAATGTAGCCAGGCTTAGTATCATACTAAGGATACATGCTCATGTTAGTCTGCATGTGCATATGCTGGGGATTACCATTTACTGAAGGAATTGTGTGGTGATTGATCAGACAGCTCAGAGTCTGTCTTAAATTAATATCTTCTAGCTTCTTTGCAGCATCTTCATCCTTAACCAGATTGTACATGTTCTTAACAATCTAGTATAAGTCTTTATCCTGCACAATCATTTCAGGTTCATCATGTTCCTTATGCTTATTACCGTATACACTGAAACTACCTGTAGCTTTACGCATCGGTACCCAACCACCATGCTCACAAGTGGAGTAAGCTACGCTATCCAGTCTGTATAAGTCACAAGGTAACTTTACTTGAAACGAGTTCAGAGGAAGAGTAACAACTCTGTGTTCGAGCTGATTAACTGAACCTATCTTATTGATCGCTTCACTAATCCACTCCTTTATATCAGAGATCTTTATATCATCCTCTTCAAGCCCTAAATCTGCAATTACTTTTGCGATTACGGCTTTACTTGTAACTAATTTATGTATCATTTTAATTTGTGTTAAAGCTCTTCGTAATCGTGAAGCTTTTGTTTAATACACTGAGCTAATCTACGTTTATTAGCTCTCGTAAGTACAATCTAGTACTTACTCTAATTTCTCGCTATCATATCAAGCTTAGACCAGTACAATCTCATCTTATAGAAGTCTGAATGCATATTGTCCAAGTAAACGACCTTACCAAGGTCTTTAGAAGCCTTGTAATCAATTCTAAGACTTCTGTTGTCCCAATGCTTAGGTCTGTGCTTAACAATTTGTACTATGCCCATTCTATATGGTAATCTAACTCTTCTGGACTCTTCTATAAGTCTATCACGCAAATACTTGAAGTAATCGGTTACTATCGCTCTATACTTAGGATAATCTATATCGTATACACTGTCTGCTTCGATACCCTGTTTATAATCGAGATAGAAAGATGGGATAGTATACGATACTGTATGGTCTGCTTGTCTTACTATTGGATCTGTCATGCTGAGTATCTTTGTCTTCTATTACTCTGGGTTAAATTATTCTGAGTATCATCAGCCGAGTCATTCGTAGTATCAGAACGTACACTGAACATGATACGTATGTCAGTATCAAATATCAGTTTCTTTATAGTATTCCACATAGCTCCAGGCAACGGGTATTCATCCTTATCTGGATCAAAGCAGTTCTTTAGTTCAGTAGGATCCTCAGCTATTACTTCTACATCAATATACTCAAGCATATTATTTGCACCTTCTACGTATATCTTATTGCCCTTTACATAGGCAATGTAGTCTTTGCAGGTATATCTACGATACTTCTAGAATTTCATTTTGGTCTCAGAACCCAACTGGATAAGATTACCATATTGATCTTTTACTGATATCACACCAGGTCTATTCGCGAAGTCTATCAGTGTTGGTAATTCTGTATCACCTACATATTCGTAGTGTCCAGGTTCCTCCTCAACCTTACTTACATGAGTGGATATCGTAGTCGTATACAGGGGATTAACCGTTCGATCTTTGTCCAGATCCTGTTTGATTAACATCGCCCTATACGTCTTAATCCACAATTCTATCTGATGTCTACTCAACTTTTCGGATTCACCGATGTTATTGTTGCGCACATCGAGTAAAACATCATCAACTAATTCGGATAATTTCATTTTAAATGCATTTAAATTATTCAGTTAAAAACGCAAAATCAAATAAGTTGTACCGAATGTAGTCCACTATTCTACAAACTAATAGCTTTTCTTTCATATAAATTGCGAGCGAAGCGAGTAATTCTCGCTGAGCGAGCTATTTATATACGCCATCCAGCCAGTCAGCTAACCCGCGACTGCGACCGTTAGGGAGCACAAAGCGGGTTCCCGCGATCTGCGCAACACAGTATAACAAAAAAGGTAGACTTTTTAGTCTACCTTTTGCTTCATTAGCTCTTTTAATTCAGCTAACTCCTTCTTTAATGTGTCCATTTCATTGGGTTGCTCATCGGGCTAACCCAAGTATTCCAGTATCTATTCACAGTGAGACATCTCCTCATCATATCTTGCTATAGCTTCTTTCTTCGCCTTGCACTCGTTGTATCTGTTCTTAATCATATTGACTATCTCACCCTTATCAGTAGATAGCGTAAGACCTATAGCAGTATCATTGATGATAGATTTATCAGCTTGAACAGTTAATTTCTTCGATTCCCCATCACAGTTAACTGTAACGTCTATCAGTTTCTTCCGAACCTATCCGGGTATAGGGAACTAACCCTAAGGTAACGGTTCATCATATTGCGGTGAAACCTAAGTAACAGTACCTAAACTGTAGCTCGTATTCTTTTTAAATGTGCCTGTAATCTCTAACACATGCACAGTATCATTAGCTTTTAATTGATTGAACAGCATATTGATTGTTATTAAAGGGGGCACGAAGCCCCCTTAATTGTGTATTAAGCAGCCGTTGTGGTTGTCGTAGTAGAGCAAGAACAATACGGGTTGCTAGTAATATAAGCAGGTATCGGGTTAGGTCTGAGAGTAGTGATAAGGTTTGCAGTCTGATTCTGCTGTGAAGCAGCCAACTGATAACCGAAGCGTTCGTCACGTAAAGCATTAATCTCCTGCTGGAGTTGACGCTTTTCTAAGTCACAGAAGCCATTCTGGATAACCTGTGTTTGAGCTGCAATAACCTTATTCAACTGATTGAACTTATTGCAGTTGTCAGAGAGTAATGAGTTAAACCCTGCTGTTAAAGTATTCTGTAGTGTGTTAGTCTAGTTACAGTTTGATAACTGGTTTTCATAGCCCATCTTTGTGATTGCATTTGTAACCCCGCTTATTGATTCACGGACGTTGCAGCAACAGCTAGCCATCTGTGAAGCTAAATTAGCATCACCAGAAGTAATAGCATTGATAACTTGTGCACCAGACAACTGAGTATCACCAGCTAATTTAGTAATACCCATATTGATAGTATTCAGTGCAGAAGTAACAGAGTTGATATCACAATTCAGCGTAGTAGACAACTGTGCGATAGACTCTTTGTTGCCATTGATAGCATTCATTAACAAGTTAGTATCTGCATCATTATTCAACTGATTAGCCAACTGACTAGCTCCGTTAGCACCGCCAAAACCGTTACCACCGAAACCACCCCAGCAGAACCATATCAGTATAATCCAGATCCAATACCAACCGCCGTTGCCACCAAATCCACCGTTATTCATCATAGCCATCAAGGCTGCAGGATCCATATTTCCTTTGTTTTGCATTAAAGCAAGTACGCCAGGATCAATACCCTGATTCTGTACGTAAATTTTTTCAGGTTCGTACATAGTATTTATTTTTGATTATTAATATCTTGATCTTATTCTTCGCATTTCCGGGTAATGATGTCTGTGAGTAATGTGGTATCTGCCATCATAATCATCATCGTCATCATCATATTCTGCGTATTCTCGAGTAGTATAATACTCTTCCTCTTCGTCTTCTGTATCACACATGACATATTTAAAGTAATGCCACATCTTACCAGCTTCAACATCTTTGTCACCTAACCAAGCTTTGGTCAATTCAACAAAGTATTTAGTGTGGTCAGTGCTAGTCATATTAACTACCGCCTTATAGAAATCCGAGTATACCATATTCAATGCAACAAACCAGTCGTATTCATTGAATCTATTGGTATCCAGTTTGACTCCATATTGCGTAGCTAATTTAACAGCGTCATCAATGCTCCAGTGAGCACCGTGTGTGCCATCTTCATTATCCATTCGTGATACCGCTTTCAAAGCACAAGACTCAGTAAAATGAGGCCCGTACATTGATTCGTGCCTCTTCAGTCTTTCATATAACATATTGATTATCTATTTAAATTAATATTCAGTTTAATTCAATTAATCTGGAATCTTTAACTGTTATTAAATCATTACTGTTATCAATTTGATATTCATATACGGTCTTCTTCTTGAAGTCCAAGTGGAGTAATCTCTTAAACCAATTAGAGTACTTCCGCTTATATTCTTTCTTATTGATTAAGAATACTGTCTGCGCATTTTCTATCTCAATCTTATGAGTCAGTAATGTGTCTTGTTTAGTAATCTATATTGATGTTAACTCATTAGGTTTGATTACCACATCGAAGTCCTTATCCTTAACTACTACAGTAGTATCATGTTTAACAACTGTATTAGTTATCTAAGCTGTATTAACTTCTTTATCTTTGATCTTTAACTTCTTCTGTACAGTCTATATTTCCTGTATCAGACTATCATTAGACTATTTAAATTCATCTAACGTAAGCTATAACACTTTTGCGTGTTCAGCTGTATTATTATACTAATCACTATAATATTCATAGTTATTAGTAATGCGATCTATTTCAGCATTCTTAGTCTATATAGACTTATACTATAAAACAGAAATAGCAGTGAGTATCACTATGATAAACACTGCTACGAACCTGTTATATTTCTTAAATAGACCGATAATATTATTTAGTATTATCTTTGGTACCATTAGTAATATTTTTTACATCCTCATCTACAATATCTGTTATATCAACATCTAGATATTTCTCTGCTTTTGATTTAATTACTTTCGTAAAGATCTTCGTAATAATTGAATTTGGCTTAAGCGCTTTCCTACTTTCCAGTAAGGAAACAATTTCGGCGAAACATGTAGCACCAGCTATAGTCTTCGCTAACACCAAATCATCGTACGTCATAAACACGAATTTATCTAGTAACGTAAATCCTGATATCATCAAAGCCGCAAAGCACATCTTTTCAAGTGTATCCCAAAGCTTTACAGATTGGAAATGTTTATCTTTGCTAAACTTACAGTATACCTTATAACCATAGTATAAATCCAGTAGTATAAAGAGGAACGTGGTACCTATCAATGGTACTGATGGTGCTAGTATAGCCGCTAATCCAGCTATCCATCCACAGAGTGAAAGATAGCCGTCTCCAAATATACGTTTAGCAAAACTCATCATCTATTCACTTCTAACCATAAATTAATATTTTACAAGCTGCATAAAATATGAAACTGACTAGCTTAACGTGGTTATTATTGTTTAGTTGCTTTCTTAAATTGCTTAGTGAGGTAAACTAATAGCTGTTTGTACAGTATTTTACCTTTTAATAAGTGTTTTGAATCAGCAAAACCAAACCAACCGATGAAGCTAGCTAGTTTTCTACGATATTTTTTGAAGCTAACGGTCCATTTACAGAGTTTATTATTTATTCTACAGAAATGTCTTTTTATATTATTACGCACTAACGTATATTCGTGATATATTTTATAACCTACGAAATTTATACTTCTTGACTCCACTGGAAAGACTTGGTAGTTACTTTTGACTGTCAATTTTAAATTTGTTTTCAAGTATATTTCGATTGTTTCATACAATTCGTGCAATTTCTATTTATCGTCAAATAATATTACAATGTCGTCCGCATACCGATAATAATATTTAAACCCTAATTGTTCCTGTATATAGTGGTCAAAGTAATTTAGGTACAGATTTGCAAAGAATTGTGATAGATAATTACCGATGGGTACACCGTCAGCAGAATCGATAATATGGTCTAATAATCTGAGCAATCGTACGTCTTTAATTTTTCTACGTATGATTTGCTTCAAAATATCGTGGTCTATAGTTGGGTAGAACTTCTTAATGTCTAATTTTAAACAGTATTTGGTACCTTTTGGATCACGATGTAAATCTCTTTGTACATCTTGGAGCACTTTGTGTATACCTCGATTTTTTATGCAACTGTATGTATTTGGTATCATCAAACCAACCCATATCGGTTCAAGTATATTCATAATTGCGTGATGAATAATACGATCAGGGTAATAAGGCAGTCTATAAATTACTCTTTCTTTAGGTTCATATATCTTGAATAAAAAATAATCAGATGTTCTATAAGTCTCATTAACTAGCATCTCCTGTATTTTTGTACAGTAACCGATGACATCATTATCGACCTTTTTAACATCTGATCTATTAGTTTTTCCTTTTCTAGCATTACTGTGCGCTAGAATAATATTGTCGAGAGAAACAATCTTTTCAAAGAGACCGTTATATCGCTTCATTCTATCAAATTTAAGTTAATAATCTTGTTCTGAAATTGAGCAGGACGTTCGGTTTCCCTACTAGCCCCGCTCAAGTATGGTGAGAAATCTTCTACCAAGTGGTAAGGTCTCTTTCCCCGTATAGATGTTTGATCAGAGCTGCTACGGACTAAATTAAAATTGTGATAATATATGATATAGTTGAAATACTTTGTATATGTTCAATTTCATTGACCTGATATTCGCATTGGAATTCGAGACCTCATTATTCGAATTCAAATTGAAGAGTCCTGCTTTGCTGCCATTATTGGTGTTACTGCTGATTTTTTTGGTATCATTTGTTATTGCGGGTCAACTTGTTACATGAAACGAGCAACGCGGAATATCTTTTCGGAAAGACCACCTATCTGAGTATTGTTACAGATTAATCGTCCAGACAAATACTATAACGTAGAAGATTAAAAATGTTGCTAAAATTGTTTGTGTTTAACAATATTTTGCGCATTAAGCATTCGGTAAATACGTTATACGAGACCCGATAGCCGCACTGGAATACGAGACCCCATCATACGAATCCAAATAGAAGAGCCCCGCCTGGCCGCCAATATTGGCGCTACCGCCGACTAGTAAACAGTGTTCATCCGTAGCTGTGTTATCCCAGTTATAATCACACCAGTATGTAGTTCCACCGCCACCAACAGATTCTGCAAAGAAATCACAATCTTCTGTAGCTCGACAAGTTTTCTTATAACCACCACTAACACACGTTGATGCACAGAATTGTTTATATGAACTATTTAGACTTGTGGAAAATTTTGAAGGATCTGTGCACATATACCATTTTCTAGACCCGTCAGAATATTTACTGATTACATCATCGCAATATTTCCAAACATGCCCGAAAGGATTTTCGACGCCTCTATACCTACTACAATATCGTGTGACTGCTGTAGTTTCATTTCCACTAGAATCTGACTACGTCACTGTGTAAGTAACCATACCACTACCATTTCCTAGAGCATCACTTGTACCTGTCGGAATATAAGAATATTTAGTCGACCCGTTTATTGTTACGGTACCAGTTGTGGCACCAGCACCAAGACCACCCTGTTTAAAACCTTCTGCGGTAAGCGTACTATTTACAGCCTTCTAGCTATTTCTAGTTGCATATTCTACCATAAATAAATGACACAGTGCTCTATGTTGTCTGTATAAGTACATATTCCAATTATATTCCTCGTCATTACCATTAGATCTAACTGCAGATCTGATAGTAGTTCTAGTAACCGAAACTGTAGGAACTACGTCTCTGATAGACACATATACACCGTCACGGATATAACCTTCATACGCAGACACATAGTCTAATTCACGATGCCTCCATCCAGCTTTAGCATGTTCACATATTAACAATTTGTTATATCCTGTAGTAATGTCATGAGAGTAAAAGTACCAGAATTCCGGTATACTTACAAAGAATTGGTCATCTTCGAGTAATTCAGTATCTGTGCTACTAGTAATACCGTAAGCTAATGCAGACCAATCGTCGTTAAGTAAGAAGAACTTATCTTCGCCGTTTACCTTTCGAACTATATAACCACGCATCATATTTTGTATCGGTAACTCTTTATGCATAGTCATATTACCAATACGCGTCAAATCTGGACTAGTGGCGCTATCATACCAAGCTACACCATAATAATCGACGTTGCTATTCACCAGTTCATCCACATACGCCTGCAATGTATCTATGTTGTTTTGCAAAGTATTAGTTGTATTCTACAATTCATTGTTAGTAGGCAGTGCGTTTAATTTGGTAATAGCCGAATCGTCAACCAAGGACTTACCGCTTACTTTATCGACCTTAGTGGATAAAGCGTCTGTAACTGCGGCTTGTGACATAATATTGACTGTGGACGATCCGGTAGCCTATACAGGAGTAATTGGTTGCACAGCATAGTTAGTTAGCGCGACGTAGTTACCACTATCATTTTTATATTTTAATATGGCCATTTTAAAATCAAATTAGATTATTTTTTTGTTTCAGTTGTGTGAACATAGCATCTATCTGTGCTTTAGTGTACACTTCTATATTAGCATCAGCAGTAGTATCTACTATTAATTTTTCATCAACTGTGTTTATTTTTTTAGTGAGGTCATTTAAGTTACGTGAAATATGTAGTTGCAGGTTGTTTTCAATCTTTGTAGCACGTGCAGTCTCTTCAGATATAGATGCAGTTCTAGCGTCCACTTCAGTATTTAAATCTTCCTGTAACTGATTTTCCTTTATAGTTGCTCGAGCTACTTCATTATCTATGTTATCTTGCAGCTACTTTTCCGCTTTAATAGCCCGACTTTTTTCGTAAGCTATCGCAGTTTCAACTTGATCAGCAGTATATACACTTATTGCATTATCATCATTGTAATCAACTAGTAAATCGGTTGGTGTGTTAGATGTTTCCGTACCCTTCACTACTTTACTGTTTATAGTTTTAGTGAGGCTATCTACATCAGGTGCGTCTTTAAGCTAACTCCAACTGATCTGTTCATCATCTAATGTAGCACTAATTGTGTTGTCATCTGCTATAGTGATGTGCTTACCAGCTTTAAGTTTACCCTGCATGTCACTACGTACATTAGCTAAGCCTGTGATTACTTCAGTACGTAGCTCGCTGAGCTGATGCTGCTTAACAAAATCAGCAAAATCAGTTGCTGTTATTATACCAGCTTGACCTGTAGATGCCGTAGGTAGTTGTACAGTTGTCTGATCTCCAGTATAAGACTGTATTATGAGTGTTACTGTATCGGTATTGGCACTATCTGTAGATACACTGCTGACTGTTTTAGCCAAGTCTTCAGTTCTAATTAGTCTATTGTCGGCATCGTCATCCACTTTACTGTTTAAGAGCTCATTTACTTGAGCTTTGGTGTAATAGTCAAATAACTCCGCTTTAGTACCAACATTCAACGTGACCCATTCCTCACCATTAAAGTACTTTATAATACCCCCATAAGGGTTGGCAACCAGGTCAATCCAGTAGTCGACTTCAATTGGATTGGGCTGCTCTTTAGTGGCTAAGAAAAGTATTTTATTTGTTATCATTATATATACGTATATGTTATGAATAAATGCCTCTCAGACGCATTTTAAGCCGTTCTGAGCGACTTTCTCCTTTTTAGTGATAAGTTGTAGCTTTGAGAGCTAATTAACCGTTAAATTCAACTAGATTAGCTGTAGAGCCATTAGGTTGCATAACGTCTATGTGAACCCAAGTAACATCCTTTTCTAATCTGATCGGGTATTCAAACTTATCAATATTTGCTTTGATGATCTTGCGTGTCTCTTCAGCTGATTGATCTTTAGCGTTAAAGTCTATAGCCTTACCAAGACAGTGAGCTGACATATAGATTGAACTCTTTTGTTTTACCAATGAACACATGTTACAACGGAGTCCACGTTGTGAGAACTGACCGTTATTGTGCCAAGTGTTTATTGTCATAGGTACTTTGAGTACTTCAAATCGTAAAGTGTAAAGTGTACTCAATAGTTCCGTACTAAGGAACTGCCAAGAGGCTTCACCAAATTTATTATAACAATGTGAACAGACCAATTCCTGTACATGGAAACTCTGTTTCAGTGCATCTATTAATTCTTGTCTAGTCTTATTCATCTGTGTCAGATTTTACACCAAGTGCTATTAATAAAGCATTATACTCATTACTTATATCACTCAGTTTATCCATATATGATTCTAAGTCAACCGATACCGATGTACTTACTGTTGATTTTGTTATAGTACCTATATAGATACCGCTATCTATATCGTATACATATGCTGTTATAGTATAACTTGCGTTGTCGGAGTCCTCGTCATCTATAGTAGCACTGCCTTTGAACGTGTAATTAGTACCAGTATACTCAAAATTCTTTACAGTGCTTGTAGTAGTAATTATTAGTGTATTGTTTTCCATATCAAATATATGTATCTTCAGATTGTGTGATAAAATTCTTTCCGGAGTTCCATGATAAATATAACCATCCAGTACCACCTCTGCCATTTGCTGTAGCCCCATAAGTACTGAATAGTTTAGGTACTTTAAGATATACACTAGTCGTTGCACCATTTGGAACACTTACACAGCTTAACTCGTTTTTTTTATCAAGTCCGTCAATAATTGTTGGTGTTACATATTTAGTACTTGTAATGCCACCATCATTTGTGCCTACTAGCACTTGGAAAGTACCTCCACCTTTATAAGGATATAATGTAAAGTTACCACCATCTTTATTACCAAAAGTTAACCACAGATATACAGTGCCATCCCAATTAGTCGGTTTAGTATTTACTGCGTTTTTTGGCATCCATGTAATACCATCGTAAGAAATTTCATAAACACCACCACTTATTTTGGATTGGTATTCAGCTTTATATGTGGTTAACCAGTAATTATCATCATCATATGGCAAAGGATAACATATCGCTTTATTGGTATTTACCAAGTAAGGTATCACTTGCGTGTAATATGCCAAATCATCGCATATGGCAAAATCAGCATCAGGTACAGCTGGTAGATTTATCCATACTGAATAGTAGCCGTCACCTACATAACCATCTTCGTCATATACAGTTTCAACATAACTACCAACTGCAGAATCACCTTCATCTTTTGTACCAGAATAAAATACAGCAACCGCCAATTTTGTTTTACTGAGATCTTCTGTAAAGTCTGAAAGTTGCAAATTGTGTTCATCATCTGTCACATCAGTGTTTATCTAATATCTCACAGAAGGTGTATCATATGCATTAACACTTATGATAGTACCTTTGGCGTGACCACTTTTAACAGGCGGTACAGCAGCATGATAATAACCATCAAAATCTAATAATCGGTAATACTCAACGACGTCATCTTTTACACCTCTCGGTTTATTATATTCCCAATTGGAATCGCTATAACCCGATACTAAACCGTATGGTGGATTTATAGTTGGTATCGTAAGTCCCCACTGTGTGTCTGAACCAGCAAAAGAACTAAGCTGTGATTTTTCGTCAGATCTTATCGGTTTACACTTAGACCACTTGTTTATATTCGCACTAGTACATAGACCGCTAAGCGTCTTTGTACTAATACCCAATGCATTTTGTACATCCGACATAGCAACAGGTGCTGTTATTAATGCGGTGTCTTTATTATAACTCATAACCTAATGTATTCAATATGTTAATAACCTTATTGAGTGTAGCCTTTAACTCTCTATTCTCCTTCTCCAACTCATCAATTCGTTTAGAATTTACGATGCCGATTGTTGTACCAAGCGTGGCATAATTGAGTGATAATTTGTCGTCACCCACTACTAATTCAGGTAACACCTCTTTCCAATATTGCGCAGATGTACCGATGTGTGTGGCAGTATCAGTCTTATCTTTCCACTTAAACACAAATAATGGCGCGTTTGATATTTTTGCTGGATCAATTATTACATCTGATATTACTTCCTTATAACGCATATCTGATGTAGCTGTAACATCGCCTGCAGCTATAACATTACCTGTAGCAGTGACTTTAAATACATCATCGTTGCCTGTAATGTCCATTGCAAAATAAGAATCTGTATCATCACCAAACGCAAAACCTAAGTCCGCAATTTTACCATCTGCGTTCTTAAATCTAATCGCAGAACCATAATTGCCAGTCGTACTTCGAAGCAACGTCAATACTTGATAAGCTGAATTTTTTATAGTGGCTGATCCTGATACAGTTAGTGAACCACCTACAGTTACATCGCTACTAAAAGAACCTGTAGTTGCCCCAGATAATGCACCACTGACATTCGCGCTGCCATTAAATGACTAACCCCATATAGTACGAGAATTTTTCAAAGTTGTTGCAGTATCCGCATTGCCTGTACAAGATGCAGATGAACCGGTAATCGATATGCCAACACCTGTAGTATTTATTGCAACAGGTTTACCACCGCTGAAATACACCGGCAATGTAGTTGAACCTGCAGAGGAATCCAGTTTTACCGCACTTGTGGCGGATCCACCAACGCTGGATGATCCAGCGTAAGTAGTAGTACTTGCTAGATAATCAGATGTCGATTTGGTTACAATCGTACCAAATGCGCCCTTGTTACAATAAGCTAAATTAGATGTGCCAGATGAATTATATGCGCCATTCCAAAATGCCATAAATGACATGGTTGGCAGTATGTAGTCATCTGTAGTATTACCTGTCCACCCTGTATTTGTGGCAGCCGTTGCTACTTTTAAGCTCTTCAAACTTGCAATATCAGTAATTGCGTGAGTATGTGAGCTTGGAGTATATGTAGAAGGTTTCCCTGTAATAGCACTCCATGCCATACTACTTGGATAAGCAGGAATAGTAATATTATTATCAGACACACTATATTTAGTAGTGCCTACAGTTACAGAAGAGGCGTAACTATGAGTATGGCTACTAGGGCTGTAAGTACTCGGCTTTCCTGTTATACTATCCCATGCCCAAGTGGTAGGGAAATCCGTAATCTGACTCTTGGTGTGCGTATGGCTACTTGGCGTATAAGTACTCGGTTTATCAGTAATAGCCGACCAAGCCATACTTGTAGGATATGCAGGCAAGGTTACTATATTGTTTGATGCAGTATATGAAGTATCCCCTACTTTAACAGTAGACACATACCCATGTGTATGTCCACTTAAAGAGAATGTAGATTCTTTCTTTAATGTTAATGTGCTGCCACTAATAGAAGCAGATGTGACAGCATTGCCACTCCCACTTGTAGCTACAGTATCCACTTTACCTGTTACATCACTTGCTGTAAGATACTTTTTATTTGTTACCCATGTTTCTGTAGCATATCCAGTTAAATCTGGAACAATATCAGTTTGTTCTTTATTTATCCAGTGCGTTCCATCATACACCAGTACATCACCTGAAACAGCTGATGTTATCGTCGTGTCAAGTAAATCTGCCAATGTATTGGATCCAACATCAGACGAAGTTGAACTATCACTAGTACCTCCAGCTGTCACATCACCTGTAGAATAAATAGGTGTGTCAAATTTTAATGCTCCGGCGTCAGAATCCCAACTGATCGTCGCATCACCGATCACTATAGATTTACTAGACGGTACTTTGACACCAGATGAAAGAGTTGCTAATCCCGTAGATACGAATGTACCACCAACTGTCAGATTACCTGGTACCGATGTATTGCCGCTGCTGTCTAATAGTGCTAATGTTCGTTTTACAGTACCTGTTGTGAATGTACCGCTATATTGTCTAACATATATCGGTTCGGATGCATTATCAGATGTAGCAAGCTCAACAAAACCGGCGTCGCTAGCCGTACCGCCTATACGTAGGCGAAATCCATCATTATCAGCCATTGTTGCTAAAATGAGGTCAGCCGAATTAGTACCTGTAAGACTTTTATACACTTGACTTGCTGTAGTAGCAGTTGTTGCTGTTGTAGCGTTACCTGATAAGTTGCCGGTAAACGTGGTAGCATAGACGTTACTCCATTTTGCACTAGTGGTACCGAGTGTGTATGTGTTATCGGACGACGGTGCAATCGCTTTGCTTGTAAGCGTACCTGTTAACGTACCACCTGTAAGTGGTAAATACTTCGCAAGTAACGAATCTACGGTTAACGATGTGTATGCGTCGGTGATACCGTAGCCGGAAAGTGTAGTTGCTTTATCTGCTTTGCCACTAATGTCTTGATGGCTTGTTAAAAATTTAGTACCTTTTGTTAACGTCAGCGTATGGTTACTAATCGTGGCGGTAGTAACAGCGTTGCCATCGCCGGTAACAGTTACGATATTAACACCATCTGTGATACCATACCCTTGCAATGTTGTAGCCTTGTCAGCTTTACTGCTAATATCTGTAATGTAGCCTTGCCCAGCGACATAGTCTTTTGTTGCATAATCACTTAGGTCTGGTACTATGTCAGATTGTGGCTTATTTACCCAATGAGTGCCGTTATATATAAGGACGTTACCATCTGTAGCAGATGTAATTGCAGTATCTACTAAGTCGTATAAAGCTTTTGCACCACCGCTGCCACTACCTACAGTAGTAGAAGTAGTCGCGCTTGCCACAACATCACCTGTAGTAAGGAGATGTATCGCAGCTGATGCTTCGCTGGGTGTTTCATCTTTGTGATATATGCGCAGGTAACCAGAACCATCCTCAGATGTATCGTCTGTTTGCCATTGTATCTTAGCATTACCTATTATGATATAGTCAGTTGATTCGATGTTGGTAAACGGGATAGTAGGCTCAACGTACTTACTGTTCCCGTTTGTTATAACCTTAAATGCACTGAATAACGGACCCATGTCTACATCACCGAGTACAATACCATTGAATGTTGCGGTGAGGTCACCGTCGGCATTCCACTGAATGTTGTTGTTAGCTAAGTAACCAGATCCATCCATACGAATCAATGCCTTAGCTGCGTCGGAGTCTTTACTAGTCTTTTTGTCCTTACAGTTACCACCCCACCAAGATGCAATAGTGGTATCATTTTCATACATACCGTTGCTACCAGCCATTGGCACGAAGTTGTTACCAGTATCGTGATAACCGAGTATTAATGCTGCAGTTTGAATTAAACCACCGCTGATTTCAGTAGTTTCATTGGTAATCGCCTTGGTCAGATAGGATATACTCTCAGCATAGCTAGTTATCTTAGTATTGAGTATATCCATTATTACATTATTGATGTATGTAATAGCTTTGGATAAGTCGCTATACTTAGTATTAAATGTCTTATAATAAGAACGAAGTGTAGCTGCTGTAGAGCTATCAACACTTTTATCAGTACTTATCTTATCTAATAAACCATACAAAGCTGTATATGCATCGTCTAATGCAGCCTATGCTTTAATGAGTGTAGCTTTAGCTACAGCTAAATCTGTGCTAGTGGTTGTCTCTTGATTGGCAACAATAGTCTGTGTTTTAACATCATCTACGGCGTCATCAGCATCAGTCTTCAATTGTGCTAAATAGGTCATAGCTGCAGTAATAGCTTCAATTTCGTCAGCATCTACTTCACCGTCAGCTATAGCGGCGTCTGTTATCTGATACACATTGACTAAGCCAGAAGCAAGATTGTTTAGTTTACTCTGGGCTGACTGGGCTAACTCTCTAGCTCGACTAGCAAGAGTATCATCCGTATATTTAACTTTCTTGGTCCAGTCTTTTTCGTTGAAAGTAGTGTTACTTATTAGAGCTACTAATAAGTCGCCAGTACTGTAATTACCACAGGTTTCACCTTCATTAAGTATCCACAGATCATTTGCATTATAGCTTGACGGCTGATTTACATATATAGCTGCCTTACCGTCAATTGTATCAAATACTTCTTTAGGCACGCTTTGATAATCCCATTCAGTACCAGTCCAGTAGAATGTCTTGCCGTAGTCCTTACTATTGGAATCACTGTTATACCACAAATCACCTTTGTGTAAGGCTTTGTCTTCATCGGTAGTCCAAGACTTCGACGGGTCTGTAGATTGATACCAAGTTTCAGCTTTACCGTCCACTTGGGATTGAATCTCTTTGATATTCTCCGCGTATACTTCTTTAAAGGCTTCAAGCGCACTATTGTCGGTATACTTTGATGCAAGTGTCCAATGCTTTATACTAAATAATTGACCAGCTTCTTTACCTGTAACACAGACAAGCAGATCATCGTTATAGACAACCTGATCACCTTCAACCCAGTATGCACACAACCAAGTATCACCTACATCGTATGAATCTGAATCTTTAGGGTGTGCGTCTGAGTCTTTAGTGGGGTAATAAAAGCTTTTACGTTTACCATCAGCTGTATCTTGGGCTTGTTTAGCGGCAGTTAATGCTTTTACTATATCGTTGTCCTATATCTGTACCCAATTGTATACCCCGTCAGTTAATTGAAATCTGTACGCATACCCTTGCGCAGAGTAGTATAAGTCACCAAGGTGTATGTTCTTTGCGTCGTCGTCAACCCAGTTAGCAGCCGGTAGGTTTTCCAGTGTAGGTTCATCGTCGTAGAACCAAGTCTCAATGGCCCCATCTACCTGATTCTGCAGTATGTCAATATCTTTACGCAATGCTGTATCGTATGCAGACAGGTTCTCATTGAATTGGTTGGACAGCTCATTTAATGCATCAGAAATAGTCTGTTGTGAACCGTCACTATTTTCCAGTGTAGAAGCTGCAGAGATATTACCCTTGACAGATAAACCTTCTTCTGGCGTATACTTCATATAGCTGGTGTGTTCTCTATCACCAATGTAAGTATCACCGTATACGTTTAAGTAACCTTTCCATGTCTGATGATCGACACCCATACTTATGTAGTTCTTATCTGCATAAGAATAGTCGTCAATACCAGCATACAATGTAATAGTAGGAGACATAGTTTCGACAGTAGACTGTATTATTACTGCTTGTCTATCTGCTTCAGTACGGTTACCTACTGTAACCATTGCGTCGCCTACTTCAGGTACATCGTTGCTATAAGCGGAATCACAGTCGAAAGCATCCAAGTCTATATAGTCTTCACCAACGGCAGTACACAAACGCCAATAGTATTTATTAGATGCATTAGTGGTAGTACCTTCTTTTACATTGAATGTACGACACTGTACTTGGTCATTAACACGGAATTCGTTGTCTACCTTTTCTGTAGTACCATCGTGGTCGCTTTCCTATACGGTATTGATATAACAACGCCAGCCTGTCAGTGTACCAGAATCATCACGGAGTTCTTCTACTGCTTTACATGTAGCACCTGCAGGACCGAGTATAATTGTGCCACCAGTATACGAAAGCTTACGAATTTCCAGTTCATTAAATAAAGCTTTTACTCTAACGAATAATTCGTCTACTTCCAAGTATGACTTACCGTTGTTACGATTAGATGACAACAGATAACCTGTACCAAAAGTACCTTCTGTCAAGTTGGTAGACTTTATCTCATTAGTTATCAAGCCTCCAAGTAATCGCAGTAAGTATTTGGTTTCATCCTGCGCGTCCTTGCGCAAGAAGTCTTTACGTGTCCTGAGTGCTGAAAATACATTCGTATCAGATGGTGATGTTGTACTACTAGTAGTTAGTATATCTATGCTGCTACCACTACCACTGCTGCTGTAATATACAGATGTACCACCGCCAGAACTACTACTGGAAGTAGTAGAACTAGTGGTGGTCCCCTTATTACCAGGCGTAGCAAACCAATCTGGTATGGAAGTATACTAATTATTCTTATAAGCTGCCATATTACTTAATTAATTGGTTGATCAGACTGTTTAATTTCGCGCGTTGAGCGATACTCAACCAACCGCTGTATTTGTGGTTCTTTAATGTTTTGATGTAGTTTGCGCATGTAAGATTGTAAATCTGGTCTAAATTGATAACACTACTGTAACGTAGATAATCATTCACAGACTTACATATTTCATAATTCTGTACAATCATAGTCTACAGTAATTACCTGTGCAAGTACTGCATCTAGTAGTGCGTTTACTGTAGGTACCGCATACATGCGCAGTAGGGATCTCGAGTAAACGACATAAATCTACGTAGAACTGAATTGCATCATCCATCAAATTGTTCTCATATGCATATTCAAATAACTGTGATTTAAATGCACAGAGCACAATCTTTTGTTTCTGCACACCATCCAAGCAGGTTTCACAGAATGTTTCAAGCATATTGATCTTACGCTGGTATAAGTTGACCAAATCCACAGCTAGTACTACTTGGTCTTCGATACGTACTATTACAGCGGTAAGATTGTACTTGGATAAATCGATAATCATACCATCCGGTTCAACATCTTCAAACTCTGCAGTATAAGTGTGAACGGAATCGTCATCGCTATAGACGTTAGATCTGTTATCAATGCTGTCTATGTATACCTTACTAACAGTACCGTCAACAGATAACGTCAGAATATCATTTTCTAATTTGACGCTTTTAATTTCCATGTGAGTATAAACTAAAAAAGCGAGGCCGAGGATCAACCTCAAACCTCGCTTGGGTTTAATAAAGAAACCGTTAATTATGCTGCAGTGCTAGAAGCAGTTGCTGCTGCACCTGTAACGAATGCATCCAGAGCCTTAGCAAATACTGAAGTAGCATTTGTAGTAGCGTGCTTGATGTACAATTCAGTAGTCAACGGAGTAGCCTTAACATACTGATTGTCAGGACTCAGATACAGGTTATCGTTGTGGATAGTGAAGTAGTCATAAGTAGCACCCTTGGTAACCTTACGATCCTGCTCGATAGTAGGATAAGCACCGGTGAATACATGACCCTTATAACCCATAGCACGCAACTCAGCATCACGTACCTGCTTCCAGTAGCCCTTACCAGCTTCACCCTGAGTACGAGTGATAACTGCACCAGCAACTGATTCGGGGAAGTTGTTCAGCAGAGCTGAAGGAGTAGTTACATAGAAAGATGCTTCCATAGCTACTACACTATACTCAACCAAAGAATCGATATCCTCGTTATCATCCTTTTCCATTGCAGTCAGCGTCAGCTTGTGAGATGCAAAAGTAGCGGTGATACGACGGTTCTTGTGAGCATTAATCTTCTTCAACAAAGCGTTACCCAGATCATCAGCAGTTTCGCTAGTAGCATATACCTCGTAGGTATGAGTGAACTGACCCGGAGCTTCATAGATATCCTTATAAACAATACGCAAAACGTATCTATTACCGATAACCGGCTTAACAGAAGTCAGGTCAATTTCGATCTTATCCTGAACAGGGGCAACATAATCACCCTGTACATAAGACGGCTTGGAACCCTTCTGAATTGCGTTAGAGAATTCGATTACGCGCTTCGTAGCAGTAGTACCATCCGGCAACGTAATAGTTGCGTTATCCTGAGCTACACCAATATAAATAGTGGTAGCGTCAACTGCTGCTGCAGCGGTCTTAATCAAACTCTTATTTTCGTCGAACAAAGCTACATCACCCTTAGACAGAGCATCTACAGTAGAGTAGCTAGTAGGACACTTTTCACCGATTAACACGGTATCAACTCTTGTAAACATAGATTATAATTAATTGTTGTTAGACTTAGCGCCAGTCTGCTTGTCTTCTACTTTTCTATTCGAATTTCCACGTCGATCAAGCGCATTAATTTATTCCATTGTGCTAACCTCAGCGTCATGAGTTTGAATACGCGGATTAGCTTGATTCTCTAGATACATCTGAGCAGCAATCTTTACTATCTCTGAATGTGTATGCTCAGGCATATCTGTATAATCATCAAACGGTTCAGAATGAATATCGATGTATTTCGGTTGCTTTAAATACAATATATCGTATTTAGCAACTTTGTAATTACCGTCTGTGTAAAGCCTTATCTGATTGCCATACAGCAATTTGAGCGGTTTAGCTTTACAATATTTTAAGTGGTGTTCTGATAATGAATTTTCCAACTGACGGTCTATAGTCTCTATCGTAGTTTCTATAGTATCAGTAGTCTTTACTACATATTCACCGTCTTCGTCTGTTTCCCAACAGTCGTTTATTTCACCATCAGCAGGGGATATACCAGCAGTATCACCAAGTAACACAACGTAATCGTTTGGGAGTGTTACATCATATTCGGACTTACTGGTAGTTGTTATATCAGCATCTGCGTATGATTTCTTAGTAACAAGAGTTCTAAGATCGTCGATACGCTTCTGATTTTGTTCAAACCCTTTCTGCTTATAGTTGATGCCAGAGTATCTAGTTTTCCAGAACTTCTCCAGTCCACGGTTCAACCACCACTCAATATCGGACGATTTGGGTTTCTTAAACGCATCATCTAATACGTTTATTTCTAACTCAAATGCTTCTTGAAGTTCTATGAATGTCATGATTACTGATTGTTAGAATTCTTATTACTATTACCAGACAGTCTATATCTATTTTCTACGATAAACATCTCTACGGCACCTTCAACGATTTCCATATGTACGTTCTCAGGCAGCTCGCAGTGATCCAACACTTCTACATTGTCTACACCAATCACATTGAACTTTTTAGGCTTACGATAGTAAACCAAGTCTACTGCTGCGATTTTAGTGTAAGTATCATGGATTACGTTCAGATAGATGTCTTCAGATATGTCATTGTTCTGGCCAGAGTTCAGTACTACATAAGGATTACGTAAGATTGCCTTATTATCAAAAGTGCTCAGAACATGCCATACGTCATCTTCACGAATAGTCTTATTACTAGTAATTGCTAAATGTGCATCACCATCAGCACTAACAGCACCTTTGTAAGTTTGACTCAGTTTACTGTTACTACGGATATATAAAAAGTAATCACTCGGTAATATAAACTTAGTAGAAGAACAATCTGTATCTGAAAATTCTGCAGTAGTGTTAGTAGTGGTAGAAGTATTCTCAGTAGTGGTAGTACCATCAGTATACTTAGTAGTTACAGCTACTGAAGCGACATTACTCGATGTAGTTGTTTCCTTACCAGCATCATCCTTTGTGGTAACAGACACTGTCACAGACTCCGTACTTGCCGTACTATACTTTGTAACAGGTGATAAAGTAGTACGTACAATCAAACCCTTTAAAGCATCCTGATTCTTCTTCTGTGAACGAGTGCCGTCAGCTACCTGGTCTTCACGTAAGTAATTGTCGCGTACGAATCGTTCGGTATATGCGTTAAGAAATGAAAATATAGTATCAGACGTAAGCTTCTCCTTCAACTCGAAGTCAGGATTCATCAACGTAATACGTCTTTCAAATTCTACTTGAAATTCTTTTGCGGTCTTCATTATTCGCTAATTGTATTAAGTGATTGTTTGGTTTGCGTACGCTTCGATTCTATATCTTCTAATGCGAGTAACGCAGCCTTATTAACTATTTCATATTGCATATACTCTGGTATTTCAGTCATGCCACCTGTACCAAGATTTTCAACTTTAGTAGGGTATTTGATGTAAGTGATATCTACTGTATACGGCGACTTCATCGTATCTGTGTCAATATATATATATAGTGTATTGTTTTCAACAGTTGCAACAGGAATGTCAATCCACGGTTTGTTGTTATAAGTCTCAAGGAACCGATTAGCCACCTCATGATCTATCAACCTTGCTGTAGTCTGCGGTTTACGATCGCTTGTAGGTTCTGTCCAATGGACCACTGCGTTTACGAAGAACATTCTATTTTTTTCAGTAGTACACAGGTTGTTAAATACGATACGATTAGTATTGTCTTCTGTACTGCAACTTGTGTTTTTATCAGTCTTGACCAATTTCTCTAAATCCTAGATACGCTTTACACTACCTTCAAAAGCTTGCTGCAATGTGTTATTACCAGTAAATTTAGTATTAACCACAGTAATAGTAGCTTGATTCAACCAGTAGTCTATTTCTTCATCTAAGAATGCAGGGCAACCGCCAAAGGCAATACTCTTTGAATTCTTATCGATTTCTACTTTAAATGCGGTGTGTAATTCTTCTCTAGTCATAATTATTTAGATTTGATCTCAGATTGGATGGCCAAGAAAATATCCTGGTTTTTCTTATCCTTTAAGTATGCAATCACGTCATCAATACCATTACCAATAAGGTCAGTACCAAAGTAATATGCGGATCTATTTTTACGTATAATATTTTTGCTCAGAGCTTCTTCAACCATATAGTTGAATTCCTTATTAGGATTCTCTACCCAAATACGGATGTACTTAGCGGGATCTTTTTCAATCAGCTCTGTAAGTTTAGCCTCAACCATTTCATTAGAAAGGGTATCTGCTTTAACACCAAACAGTCTAAGGCACTTACGCATTTCCTCAAGATTCATCTTATCCAGAGATCTAAATGCATCACGCTTAACCTTATTAACTCGATTGGTTTGTTCTGCTTCAGCTTCTTTATTAATCAGAACGTAGTCTGTTGAAGGTGATACTTTATTCAAGCCCACAGCTACGCGCTTGTGACCTTTAAGGAATAAGTACTGTAACTCACCTTCGGGAGTATCAGTGTTGATTATCAAATCATTCTTACCAATCTTGATAGCGAATGTATCCCAGTAAGTAGAATCAGGGCTGAGTGTACCAGGTTCAAAGCGTAACTTTGATTCCATATCAGCCTGCTGTTCCTTAGTTAAACCAGTGTATCTGCTACCAGATCTAGTCCAGTAAGAACCAAGATAATCAAAACAATTAGACCATTTAATCAACCCGGTCCAAGGGTTTACTTTTGTCATTCTAACGATTACTTCCATAATATTATTCAATATTAGATTGTTCAGTTATGCTGCTAATGCTGTATCAGTATTAGCGTATTTCCAGATAAATTTTACTCTCCAGTCAGCAGGATTTAAATCAGTACGTTTTAGTTGTTTACTAATGGTATCACGATTGATGCCTGTTGCACGACTTGCTGCTATAATCGATTCGTAAGTTACAATATATTCACCGGTCTTCGTGTATTGTTCAACTGGTTTCGCAGAATAAGTCATTATCATATCTTTCAAGTGGACTCTCTGTTTTTCGGAACATCTACCTTTGCGACTCTCTGACATCTTTCGTTTAGTTTCATCAGATGCCCTGCGACCGATTGCCTTTTGTCTGATCTTCTCTTTAGTTTCTTCAGAATGCATTCTACCGAAAGTACCATCGCCTCCTTCAGTGAGGTTATATCCGATCGAACGATCCATGGAATTGTAAAACTTAATCCAGTATTTCTCTTTTTCTTTTAGCTCGTCATATGTATCTGCGAAGTCAATCACTTCTAGTGTGAAGTTCTCTTCGCCATACTTGGCCATAGATTTGTGTATAGGGCAAGGATCTCCGATACGAGATTCATACCAATGGTGTCGATATCTTATACCGGAGCCTTGATTTGTTATCCCTATATAAATCTTATTAGTAACTTTATTTGTGATTTTGTATACTTCTAAACTTTCCATAGATGTGAATTTTTAGTATTCACATACTATAACGTAAGCAAGCATAAAAAGTTGCTAATAATTTGAAATTATTTTTGATGCCGGGTTACTCACTCAACATGATCAACTCTCCGCAGGCGCGAGGATCACGAAGCATGATACCACATTCGCCAAGGAAATGTACGCTATAGCCGTCCTTCGCATTACTACGAACTTCCGTGTTAGAGTGTGCATAACCAGCAGGAGTTACAGCACCAGCAGTACACCAGTTGATGAACTCGCGGTCCTTGCGTACAACCTTAACCACGTTAGCTTCACCATCACGGCGGCCCAGGTCAAGGAACGTCATACGATAAGATTCCAGCGGCTTCAGCGTTACAGGATGCAACTGACGGTTGTAAACCAGATTGTCATACAACGGGAAGTACTTCAGCGTCAACTCGATACCGTTAGTCATCTTATAGGTCTTGAACTGACCACCGAAGGTCAAGCTATCACCAGAACCAGTAACGAATACAGTATCAGTCAGCTGCAGATTAGCAACCTTCTCCTTCAAAATACGGTCAAATTCGCGCATACCCATTTCACCAGTCAATGCAACGAACTTACGCTCGTTAGTACCAAGTACATTGTAAGACAGGTCGAACAGGAAGTCTTCCAGCAATTCTGCAGTCAGACGAGTGTAGTAACGACGGTTAGACGGAGCAATCTGTTCCAACAAACCAGCACCCTGGAATGCGGGACGGCCATTCTTACCCTTTACGTTGCAAGAACCATCCTTGTTAACATTGTTCACGTTGTAAACCAAACCACGTTCCATACGCTTGTACCACTCACGCATTGCGACCCATTCCTGATACGGTGCCCACAAGTAAGAAGTCTTACCAGTCTTGGGATCCTTCAAAGCGATGGTCATTACAGTAGAGTAAGCTGAACCAGTAATATCATAAGAAAGACGCATAGTAGTCAAGTAATTACGCATCTTGAAATGAGTATTGTAGTTCAGGATATCAGCCTCTTCACTGTACTCTTCGTAAGAAGATGCCAAACGAGAAACCTGATGACCAGCTTTCAACATTTCAGGATCGATATACGATGCAGGGTTACCGTTAGAGATAAATGCAGTATAAACTGACAGATTACCATCCTGGTAAGGTGCATCCTGAATACGCAGCTGGCTCTTGTCATCCAGCTCGATAGTTGCACCAGGACCGAACCAAGCATCTTCCAACCACAGAGTAATAGGCGTATTGTTCAGACCCGGAGTAGAGTTATCAGCGATAGACTCACCCATCCACTTAGCGTCACGAATCGTAACTGCACGGTCCTGATCAATCATTACACCCCATTCCCAAGAGGGCTGGTCGATAGTCAGTACGTTACCAAGACCACCAGTCAGCATATCCAAAGACGTGCTATAACCAGCATCCTTAGTACCAAATACGTAAGAAAGAACTGTAGACACTTCATAAGGTCTCTGCTGGCTAGCCATGCTGATCTTGTTAGTATCGATCAGATCGGAAAACCACTTTCCTTTATAAAGTGTAAGGTTATTTAAAATACCGTTATCCATAAAATAAATTATAATTTAATTATCTGTATAATATACGTAGGCATTAAGATCGTAGCTGTCTGATTGCACTAGTCCAGATTGAGTCAGTATCTTTATCTCTACGATTGAGCTGTGTCTTTGAGACCTTGCTATTGGACAAGCTCTGCTTAAAGCGATCAATGGCAGCATTGTTACCTTTACGCGTAGCAGAAGCTAATAACTTGTCAGCATTCATAGTGAAGTACGCTGATTCAATCAGGTTCTTAATACCACCCTTTTCGTAATCTTTTTGATACTTAGTTCTACCGTCAGCATCTGGCTTGAGTATATAATCCATCAAGGTTCTTTTGTCCTTCTCAGGTACTGCGATACCACGTATATCTTTTAATTCTTTTATCCCATCCACAACGCTGGTGTAAAACATTCGTTGCTGCTTTACTCGTTGTGCCTGGAGCAATTTCTAATTTTCTAATAGCTCTTGCTTCTTCTTCTCATTAATTTCCTTAAGGTCTTCAAGTGCATCCTCAGCTTCTTCCTCAAGTAAACCAGCGTCTTCATACTTACTGATCTTCTTGGCAATCTGTTTATCACTGAAGCCCTTTTCCTTAAGCAACTGCTTTACTAACAACTTCTGATTATTTTCATCTTCGATATCGATGTCTTCAAGGTCTACTTCGGCATCAATAGTTAAGTACTTGCGGAGATCACCACCATTCTTGACAAACTCATTCAACTGTTCAATTTCGTCGCTAGCATATTCCGGTTTACTGTTCTCATCGATTACATTATGGAAGTAAGTGATCAACTCTTCAACAGTCTTAGGCTTCTTATCCTCTTCTTCATCGTCCCAACCCAACTGCTCTGACAATGCATCAAAGAAACCAGTTACCATCTCGTTGGCGTCGAACGTATTAGTAGTATCGTCCTGTTTGTCGTCAACCTTGGTATCTTTCTTGCTTTTCTTATCTTCAGGTTCTTCAATTTCTGTAGGATCTTCTTCGGGGTCTTCTTCAAGTTCGTCTTCGATTTCTTCTTCCTTCTTAGGCTTTACCTTGTCTGCCACAGGATCTACCTGATTCTTCTTGATGTCTTCCAGATCGTCGTCGTCCAACGGTTCATTATCTGTATTATTGATGTTGGGGTCTGTGTAATTGGGGATCATTGATCCTAAGATCGCTTCAAATCCACCCAATGTAGTATCTTGTTTGTTATCCATAATTAATATATTAATTAGATTTATTCTTCTTGTTTAGCATCATTAAACTTGGGGAGCTCCATAGTAATCGTTTCAAGTTGTTAAATGCTTTTTGTTTATCAGCGTATAAGTTGAGTATATCACCTACTTGTAATGACATGCCTTTAGCAGCTTCCTGCATTTCTTCAAAATTCTTATAAGGCATTAAGTCTTCCATACCGTTTACGAAGTTGGTTCTAGGTATCTCGCTAAGGTACGCCTTAACCTCAGTTGGCCTAGTAAGGTAATTATAATAATTTGCGATTTGGTCATCGGTTTTATCTATAAATCGACCAGCAGCTTTCATTTTAGCCGTCCAGTCTTTAAGGTTGAGCATATTACTTTTATCTGCAAGATGCTCAAGGAATCTATCAGCATTATATCCAACTTCCTTATCTAACCAGTGTGATGCTTCATGTCCAGCTATTTGGTAAAGTCTAGGTAAGCCAGTTTGATCAACAGCATCCATCATGTAACCATCATAAAGCGTGAAGTCCTTACCGGGTGTCCACGGTGTTGCAGCAATAGCACTACCGTCGCCAGCTTCGTAATTCAGATTAAACTGGCCATACGGTTTCTCCGGTGTTTTTACACTGGCTTTCATTTTAAAGGTGCTAATAGGTAAAGCGTAGTCATCTGCTGCTTTTCTACCAACAACTCCTTCACCGCTGTTATATATGTGATTCAGCTATTTCCGCGCCCATTGTGAATTCAGATAATCGGTGTAATTATTAATACCTGTCGCAAAGGTGTTATCTATTAACGCTTTACTTTCATCGCTAGCGATATCATATAATGGCACATCTGTAACTGTAGTGGCCGCTGTATTGGCTAACGCTTTATTAGCTGTCTTAGGTAGCAACTTCTAAACACCCTTCTTTAGTATATCTTTACCAGCTCTAAACAGTTTATTAGCTATAGGGCCTAGAGCAACTCCTTCGAGGTAAGCTTGACTAACTGGGTCAGCTGCGGATAAGAACCCATTACCTGGTGTAACACGCTATCTTAGTTTACCATCTTTATCTCTATACCATTGGATTTCAGAATGAGGCTGATAGGGAATACCATCAGAACCACCGTCGTAGCCGATTATACCACCTTTTGATTTACGCTCAGGCTAAACCGTTACATTTTCGTAAGAGCTGCCAAGCACACTCTCCACGTAATTTAATGCGGCATTTACCCCTTGATCGTGTAATATTTCCTATAATTTATCTTTACGACCGTGCTTGATTTTTGTGTCGTCAATGTTATATTTTTGAATAAACTCGTTATACTCTGGATCATTCTATGCGGCTAAACCGTAAATTATTGGTCCGAATATCCCACCAAATGTACCTATTCCCATTCCAGCCATAGCAAAATTTTCAGAGAAGTCTTTTAGATTTTGGCGGTTTTTTGTAAACCTAACTTTTTTTAAACCTCTATCAAAATCTTGGCCCTACCATATTGGCACATGATTGGTCCAAATTTCTTGAACTTTTTTGTTAAATTCTGGATTATCTACAGGCTTGCGAAGCTTTAATACTGTGTTTGCAGCACGTTCGTAATCCCAGGACGAGTATCCGATGTTAGCACCTGCAAATAATTGCGATTCTAATACCTCGTCTGATTCGAATCCTTTAAATCCCCATCGGCCACCTTTATTTTGTAACCCCCGGCTGTCTATACTGTTTACGATGTTGAGTAATTTTTTATTAGGTACGCTGCCAAAATATGCACGCTCGAAAGCAGGAATCGTCTGGCCAAATCTATTTGAATATACCGCTTGTTTTGCAACATATCCTAATTTAGCAAGTTCCTGCAGGTCATCATTATGCGGCATTAAGTCATAATCATAAATCGCGCCTCGTGCATTACGAAGTTGCTATATTATTGGTAAGTTTGTGTCGTTTTCATACGGAAATTCTAGAATAGCTGCTGTAGACACAACATCACCACGTCCCGCATCAAAAGGTCTTTGAAACGTGTCCATAATTCCGGAGCTATTTGATGTATATATACCTGTAGCATTCGTGCCAAGTCTATCACCACCTGTATGTCCTTCAGAGTTTTCAGTTAAAATCTTGCCTATACTGCGATCAGATGGATAATTCATTTCATCTCCACGGTGCTCAGGAAATAGTTCAAAGTATTCATCGGTATAGGATCTTGCTCCACGAACACTTCTAAACTATTTTTTTATAAATGCGTCAACAGTTTTCTAATCCAGAGGATTACCACCAAATTTTGCAACGTAATCGAAATATCTTGGATCCTCATTAAATATTCTTTTAATTTCGTAAGCTCTTAGAGGATCATAATATCCGTCCGCGTTAGTGCTCCAACCTTTCAGTGCGGTTTGAAATTTTATAGGATCGTAAAGAGGACTATCTTGGTAATATTGCTAAAAGCCTCTATATTTATCTTGGAATTTTTCTAGTGTCTCCTTAGCATCTGGTAAAATCTCTTTTGGAATTCCGTATTTATTCTACACCAAATCGTGTAAAACTTCTTTAGGTCTAAACTGTATTTCACCGAAAGGACCCGGTTCACCAATAGACGCCACATGTCTTTTATACTGCATATACGGGAATCTCACTTTCTCATCCCATGCCTTGTTTATCTTACGTGCAGCAGGAGCGATTAATCGTTCACCAATACCTGTCTTAGGCACAATAGCATCTGATATTAACTTGGCCCTTGCCCAAGAATTACCAAATCTACCGGCAGTCTATAAACCGAATTGTGAAGCTTTGCCAAGCATTGGTAACACAGACATACCACCAAGTATTGCGGCCTTGGCATGGTCACCCTCCATTTCTGCGTTATACGCATCGACTATATTCATACCAACACCTAACCCTGGTGCAAAATAAGCTGCGTCTTTCACAAAGTTACCGAATTGTTTACCAGCCTAATGCCAGTAGTTTTCGCCACTAGGTTTAACGGACACTTCTGGCAACCAGATATTTTGGTCTTCTAAGTTTTGATTGGGGTTATAATATATAGACCAGTTACCTAACGCGTCTTGATATGCTGGTTTACCACTAATATCCATTGTGCCAGACTTACCGAGATATAATGAATTATTTGGTTCGACGCTATCGTCAGTAATTCCGTCCGTACCATCCCTGTACTGTTTAGGTTTAGCCCATTGTATACTATCTTGATGTGTACCAGTATATCTGAATGCCCGCAATTGATCTTCTCTGGCTGGGTATTTAGCATCCTTACGCATGTTTTCTGCTTCGTAACCACCATTACTATGGTTATATCTACGTTCACCATTTTCGTCATAGCGGTTGAACATCATCGCGTGCATGTTGCCATTATCTGCTGTACGTATCACAATATCTGATGGTTCCACGTCTTTTATGGGTATTTCTTTAAAACCGCTTTTCGATGCAGGAGTATTCACGAATTCGCTATTTGCATACATTATATATTCGGGACCATAGAACGAAGTAGATGTGGCAAGACAGGTTGAACCAAGTGCACCACCTATTGTAGGAGAATACTGCAGATTTATAATCCTGCGTCGTTTTTCCTGCAATTCAGACATTACATCGTCTGCAGATTTTAATCCGTATTGCCTTATATATTTTTGATTAAATCCCATTTGTCCAGGAATAGTCCTACCATTTACAACAGTTGTTGTATACGGTTCTACTGTTTTTATCTCCTTGTCTACATCAGCTAGCAATGCTGTTTTTTGCGCTTGGAATTCAAATGCAGTTTGCGGGTTTCGTTTGCCACCTTTGTATGCAGGTGTAGGCAATTCCCTATCCTTCGATTCCTACAACGCTTGTGCACGCTTTTCTGCAATAGCCTTAGTTATTCTAGCATTTGCAGCGGCTGTACCATCACCGTATCTAGGAATCTCTTTCCATTCCCAATACTTCAGCTAGGGATTACTCTCCCTAGCCTACTTGTATTGTTTCATTCTTTCTCGGAAACTCTACCTATTCATATCCTGTAATTTTTGTTAGTTGTGTACCTAATAAGTCTGCAAATAGATTGATAGCTAGAGATTCACCATCATTATTGATCTTGTTATATACCTGTATTAACATCAGATATATACTTTCTAACAGTTCTCTATCTGTTAATTGACTTAGTTCCATTTGTTTAAATCCACCTCTAAACAATTATATAATTCTAATTTTTCTTCTCTCGAGAACGTATTTATTATTAAATCGAGCAGCATCGCTTTATTTTTTAGCATCTATGTTTTCAGATCGGAATCACCAATTACTTTCGAGTCAACATATTTCCACACAAAACCACGATATGTTTTTCTACCAGGCACTCCCTTACATACACGGCTTATATTACTTGTTGTCTTTACACCGAATGATTTTGATGCCTGTAATATGCTATCCCACACTTTTATAAGTTTTCCATCTTGAGTGTACTGTGCAACCTTTATTCCCGAAGTCTTCGATATCTTTTGATTACGTGTACCATAGTTACTATTATATTGCTGTGTGCACCACTCCAGATTTTCAACACGATTGTCATCACGTACTTCATTTTTGTGATTAATTTGTGTAAAGTTATTAGGGTTTGGAATGAATTCTCTAGCAACCAAATTGTGAACTTTTATAGTGCGCGAATCACCACGGGCTATCGTTAATTTAACAATTGCATACCCTTCAGCATTTATATATGGTTGTAATATACGATCTACATAGTGTATAACCATTCCGTTAGGATGCTGTGAAGATGGTATAGCAGTAGTGTAATGTTCGTTTCTCTTAACATTTCCTAGATTTGACACTGAATATTTACCATTAGTGTTTTGTATTACTCGCCATTCTTCTTCCATAAGATTTTTATTTTTCTCCAACAACATGATTCTTTAGAGCTGTGGATGCTTTTAATTTTTCACGCTTATAAGCTTCCGCATCTTTCTATTTCTAAAGTTCCGTTTCATGTTTCATTTTTTGTTTTTCTAATTCTAATTTCTTATTCTCGATTTCTTTTTTATTCTCAATTTCTCTGCGCTTGTTGTTTAATTCTAATTGTTTAGCTGCAGTTTCAGAATCTACTTTTTGTTTTTGCAACGCTTGATTTGCAATCTCAACAACGTCTATTTCGCCATCTCCGTTTTGATCCATATTCTCAGTACCACGATAAGCATTAAGCTCAGCAACTGTAATCTTAGTAGCATTATTCTGATCAATCTCATATTTCTTAAGATCCATCTCTGCTTCCTTGATCATCAGCTCCTCTTCCTTAACCTGATTCTGCATTTCAATCTGTTGCTGCTGTGCTTGCTGTTCAGCCTGTTGCTGCTGTTGCATCTGCTCCATACGTTTCTGCTCAATCTCAGCTAATTTGTCCTTGATCATAGTGACATTATCCATAGTAATGATCTCAGCTATATCGAGTAAGCTAGCACCATTCTGCATAGCCGGTTGCATCAACTGACGTAACTGTTCAATGTTCTGACTATTCTTCGTGCTATCTTCAATAAAGATATCTATATCAGAATACTGGAATTGATCAGATAATTGAATAAATGCTCTAGTACCATCATCAAGTATATAGTTAAGACATATCTTACTGTCTTTCCATGCTACACGACTAGTATTGAGCAGCATATTCAGCGCTTCACGTTTAGCCTGATTGTGAGTCCAGAACCACGGTTCAGTGATATGGTAGGACATCGTAACAGCTGTATTAGCGTTAGTAACCAATTCACTTGCTGCAATCTGACCCTGACGTTGTGGTGTAATACCAGTTAATTTGGCTACCATATCTTCGATCTTAGCCATCAAATTAACGTACTGGTCTATTACATTAGCCATACTCAAATCCCACGACTGGAACTGATTAAACTGTGCTGTACGACCACCTTCACGACCAGGTACATCCCAACCTTCTTCGGCGGGATTAATGAATGCTACACCAAGCGCACTTAAGTAATGCATCCACTTACCAACGTCAATACCCATACTCTTAGGGATCTGTGTAACATCGATCAACGCTACCTTACCTTTATCACGAGACATAGCTAATTCCAAACGATACCATACTACGATATACATGTACTGTAACGGTTTCAGCATACTTACTAATGATCTGGGCTTACTGTTGGTGTTGTTATAGATTACACCAGTGTAAGGTAATCTCTGTGAATTGGGGTTATCTGCAGATACGTGCTGGTAAGCTAAAGGTTCTATACCTAAGTATAAACTATCGCCAATTCTATAGCCTTCCCACACTTCAACAATCCATTTCCACTCAACAGATTGTTCCATACCAGTTACTTTGTAATCTTCATCTACTTGGTACTCTTCTACTTCACCGCTTTCAGGATCAATTACTGATACGAATCCAATCTTCTTAAACGACTTCCAACAGCAATGCCATACATTGATGTGATCGCTATCAAATGGATTATCAGTAAAGGGACTTACTCTATGCATCTTCATTGATTCGTAGTCCATGTTGGTCTTACGTATCTCAGATGTATAACCAGCTCCTGGTTTATCTTCAATCAACTCCAGTAAGTCATTCAACTGCTTCTCAGTCATCTTATCGTAGAAACGATCGTAGATATCTGTAGCAGACATTACCATCTTGCGACAGCACCAAGCTGCGTCATGAATGAACTCCAAATCAGCGCATTTCTCGAATTTAAAGTACTCAGGGTTGACTCTTTCCATGTAAGGCTGACCATTCACTATACCACAGTAATAGATCTCTCTACCAGCAATTAAACCGTCTTTCCAGCCCTTATAGAACTCGTGGTACACGTTTAATTTACGTTTGAGGTACTCCAGTGCATGGTAGCTTTCAATCTCAGCAATGTCCTTATATTCCTTGTTAATGTACTTCTGAATCTGTTCAGGGGTCATAATCTCACCAGACTGTAACCCTTCCTGATAGCGCTACTGTTCCTCAGGTCCAAGCTTACTCATAATAGTTGCCTATAAATAGTTTATAAGCATCTCCTTAGCTTTATCCTGTAGGTCTGATTTAGCATCATTACTAGTGTGGCATACTTGGAAATTAAATGGACGCTTAGTCTCTTCACCAAGCAGCTGGTCTATGTAAGGCTTTATGATGTTGTAGTCCTGTGCTGTTGCAGGGAATCCATCGTCTTGCTTAAACGGGTTAGTAACATACTTCAGATCCTTCTCATTATAGATACTGTTATACAGATCATAGTACGTTTGCATTTCTTCATATTCTTCCCCATTTATGCCGGAGTAACCTGTGTCACCTTCACCGACAATATAGTCTACGCACTGTTCTCGCCATGTCTTGGTTTTGAGTCGCATAGGGAGCTTCTGTGCTGGGAATTTACTACTATTTTTCATGTTCCGAATGTATATACATTATCGTCTAACACACTACTCTGAGGCTTATCCTCAAACCAATTTTGCGCAAATATCGGTCCATCAAATAGCATCCTAGACTTGTTTTCTTTTTCTTTCTTCTTGACCACTACGTTGAACAACTGTTCGCGATAGATCATTACCTGCATATACGCCATCACACGGTCGAAGTTACCCACATCATTATAGCTTATCAATTCTTCTAATAGCGGTTCTGAAAGTATGTTGTATAGGTTCTTTTTGCCATTAGCATTAACCTCATTGAGCCATTCTTTAATTAACCCTTCGCCCCACTATTTAATCTGCTTATTCATGTGGCAACCTTTCTTACGATTTACTTTAGAATTAGCAACTACATCATTAATGATATCGGGTGTATCGGCTAATAAGTAATCGCAGTGCTTTTGTGTAAAGTACACGAATAACCCTTTATTCTGGTTCTCGTACATCAGTGTTGCACCATAATAAAGTAACAGCTTACGTACGTTTTCGTAGAAGTCATCAGAAGACTCTGGTCTTCCAGTATACTCCGCAACGATGATATCAGAATATTGTTCTAAGTTTTGTACGCGTTTATACACAAAGCAAGACCCTAATGAAGTAGTCGTAGATTGATCATGATCATAAGGGTCACAGCCTGCGCAATACAATCCGGCGCTTGCTTCTTTATTTGGATGTTCCCAGATTACTATAGATCCGGTAGGGTCATCATCTTTATTTAATGGGTAATGTGTAATATCACCAGTTTTCTTAGGTATCCAGCGTAATTGATTAGACTCGTCAAACACAAGATCGCCAACCTGTTTGTAGTTAGACAAATTCTTATTAGTTCGTAGTAAGGCTAATTGCTCCTGTAATTCTTTCTTTGGGAAGATATTACCGTTGAATTCCAGCATAGCTTCAGCTGGAGTTATAGGACGTTCCGCTACATATCTATCTACCGCTGTAGAGTTAGTTGCATTCTCTATTACTTTCCTGCGCTGCTCAAGGATGAATTCCATGGATTTCTTAGTATATGTATTACCATCGTCATCCATGTAGATGCGGTTACCATTCTCATCACGTGTATCCAGATTAGTATACTATGGTACAAAGAATCCGCATTCCTTACTACTTAAACCCTCATCCCAGATATTCTAGAATCCGAGACAGTTATAACCTTCTGGGTTATAGAACATGTCCTTCATAGTTGCAAACGCACTACCTTCATCACCACCGGTACCCCACACAATCATAGTACCAAATGCGATACCGTCTTGTTCTACAGACGGTCTAGCAATCTGCCACGCAGCACCTAATTCGGAGAATGAACCACCTTCTTCAAATAGAATAAGCTTAGCACGCTTACCACGTACTACGTCTGGGTTATCCTTCAGCGTTACACCAATAATTTCTGATTTATAACCCTGCTCAACCTCGTTACCAAATTCATCCTTAGTAATGAAGCCAGATCGTTTACGCATGTTCGTATTTACAGATCGCTTCTTACCCCAGGCTGTATTCTTATCTATGAAGTCCATATAGTCCCACGCTTTAGTAAGAATGCCGTCTTCAGTAAGGTACTGCTTATTTGACGCATAGATATAAGTCTTACTATTTGGTATTAGGTAGTAATTACGGCAAGCCATAGAACCGCCTTTATAACTAAAACCTTTACGACGGGACTTAAGTAAGCAGATATGCTTACCTTCATCTTCCGCCTATTGTACTGCTTGAAAATAGTAATAATCGTAATCATAGAAGTCCGGGAATGTAACCTCACTAGTACGCTTTACTCTAGTATCGCCATTATCTAATTTAGTAACTGTGTTTACAATACGCTGAATAGGGCAGAAATTAATATAAAAATAGTTATACCCAGAGATGTAGTCACCATCTGCAGCAGTATAACCATCAATACATCGCTTCAACTGTTCATCCCAATACTGATAGTATTCGGACGTACCAGCAGGGTATAAACAGTAATGCCCTGTAGCAATAAACTACAGGGCTGGTTCACGGAACTTGTCCGAATTTCTTATTTTTTTCTAGAAATCAACCATTTACTGTTTCTTAAATTAAATTATTATGATTCAGGTAGCCCATGTAGGTGTCGATCCCACTCCCCCTGGGTTCATTATCACGACTATTAAATCCAATCCTAAGATCAGTCTTCTCGTTTAGTCTGTCACGCTGCTTTCGCTTGCGCCTCGTCAATATTTCTATCTTCCGAGTCAATTAGAGAAGATTCTAACTGCGGATTATCTATTATCCCGCAGCCATCCAACACTTTCCAATAACTGTTTAACCAGAACTTTCCATTGTTCATAGATATTGTTCTAGTACAGGTCTTTACTTGCTTTGTTATAACTTCGTTGTTTGCTATAAGATCTTTTGCAGCTTCTACTAAGCTACCGTATCGTTTTAACTCGTTATAATTTGCATCGTAACGTATAACGTACTTTTGATTACTGTGTTTCAAACCTTCTTCATTTACTACAATAGTAACAACCTTTCGTCGTATACCAAGGATACTAGATACCACTTTCACATTCTTATATTTCTCATAAGTTTCACGTATGAGTTTCCTAAGATCGTCAGATATTTCGTATCTCGGTTCATTTATCTGTCTGTTTCTACTACCGTAAGTTGAAGTTTGACTATGGCAATTAGGGCATAAGAATCTTAGATTTTCTAAACGGTTGTCATTATTTATGCCGTTTATATGATCTATTTCCAAACTTAAAGTTTTACCATTCCATTCGGTTACTCCACAAATAGCACATTTATAAGGTAGCAACTTGTTGCTAATTATATGTCTACGTAATGCTTGTCTAGAGTGTCTGCAATTTTCTCGTAGTATCAAATCCCCGTCTAGTCTCTTACAGAATTGGGTAATTTCAATTGCAGCTTTTTTACCTTTAAACAAGTCATAACCGATATTTAAATCAGTCATTCTTTGCTTTACTTGTGAATAACCCCAGGAGTTTCCTTTTACTGAACATCCTAATTTGAATAACACTTCAGCGATATTCCCGCTGTTCTTTATCAATTCGATGAACTGTTCGTCCGTCAATTCGTATATCTTATTTGCCATAGTTTATAATCAATTATACATTGAAAAGTTTTAAGAGCCAGGTGCGCTAGCCGGTACGCCAATGGGCAATATGGCGGTTAGTTAATGTCCAACCGCAAATGACTAGAATGAAGCGTGATCTTTCGATCTAAAATTACAATCTCTTGAACCAGTTCTTGATTCTCTTCCAGACACTGAGCTTTACCGGCTTTTCTTCTTTCTCGGATTTAGCCTCATCAGTAGACGTCGTCTGTTTCTGATTGTGTTTCTTCTTAGAGTTCTTCTTTGTGTTAAATCTCGGCATATTTGCCAACAGATCCTTCTCGATCTTCTCTGCAACTTCTGCAACACTGTTGCAATCTGTGCAATCTAATACTTTCTTCATACGATTTCTTTATTTAAATACTATAACGCATGTTATCAAAAAAGTTGTATTTTATCGTTTGGAATTTACAAGTTCATACGGATTAATCTTCGAATCACCACGTACTTTAACACTATCATATTCCTCAGCTTTAACAGCTTTTTCAAGGAAATCCAATGTCTGGAATGTAGCTTTAACCTTTTCCATACCAGCTAACAGATCTTTGATCTTACGCTCATCTAACTCCTCACTAAGCGAGTCTTCATAATATTGACTGATAGTATCAATCTTATTACGCATACTATCAAGCATCTTTAAATTACGGGTATAAATAAGGTCTTTATAGTCAGATTCACAGATCTTTTCATCTACAGTAAGCGAATAGTTTTCATCACCAAAGTAGATGTCCTTGAGCTTCTTTTCTCTAGTTTCTGGATCTAATTGCTGTACATATGGTGATTTGTAATACCACATCAGTACGATATAACTGATTAGGTTGATAGCGTGTTCCTTGTCCTTGTCTGCTTCCCAAACCTTCTTAAACGGTGGCAAACCTAACATATCGGCGTGGATTGTTATCTGACCACCGGTTATATCAAACAGTTTCATCTTCTGTTATGTTCAGGTTCTTTATTGCGTCAGCTGCCTGAGACTTTACCATCGGTCGCCACATTGGGTCAATTGAAACAAGTATTAAGCCTAATGCATCGTCAATCTGTTCCTGCGTATACGGTTCTTTCATTATTACCGGTGATGTGAATGTCTCGTCGTTGACGGTAACCACGAACTGCAGGCCATCGCCTACAGTTTGCAGTTCTACTAATTTCGGTGCACTACTCATCACTCAGCCTGTGGTTCAGGTATAGACGCGCTCATGATGCCGTCACTCTCATCCATACTATGTGTTTCAAACTCCTCAGGGTGTTCAGCACGATATGCTGCTTCAGCCTCTGCATTCTTGCGAGCTTCTACAAAGCTGTCATATTCTGCATACAAAAGGTTAGCTTCATTATCGGAAAGCGCCATTGCGATCTCATCTACAGCTTCCTTTTCTGTATCATCAGTCCACTCACCTGTTACCGGGGTAGACTTAGCTGTCCACACTTCAGTGCTTACTATCATGTAAGTACCAACACCAGATTCACCTGCAACTTGTATATTCATCTTCATAATTACTCTGCATTTTTATTATTCAACATCTCTTCTGTAGCTTCACCGAAACCCTTTTCACCACGATCGGTTTCACTCAATTCTTCAACGAATTCCGGCGTAGCAATGTAACACGGTACAATTACCAACTGTGCGAACGGCTCGCCTACCTGGTAAATGGTGGGTATAGCATCAGTGATTACTTTGAACTTACCCTGGATTTCACCTCTGTAACCAGCGTCTATCATTCCTGTACCATTAACTAAAGTAAGTGACCTACGCCAAACTGAAGATTTCATCATCAATAACCCGCAGTAGCCTTCAGGGATTTCTACAGCGATATCAGTATGGTAAGTAAGCACTACTTTACCACTATTATCAACCTCCTGTGTAACACGTGTAGAATACAGGTCTAAACCGGCATCACCTGTTTTAGCTCTAGTAGGTAACTTTCCTTCAGACTTCTTAATCTCTTCAACACCGTCTCCACTTGTTACGGTGTAATCTAACTTTTTAAATTTCAGTGTCATCATCAATATCTTTTTCGTTTATACTAACTGCTTTACCGTGGTGGTAACCATAACTAAGAAATACAGCATTGCAAAGTACGTGATCTATATGAGGTAAGCCACTCTCTGGGTCTATCAATTCACCTTTGTCTATGGCGGTCAGATGTCTTAACAAAGCAGCTTTGTATCTCTTCCAGAAGTCTGGTAACTCTTGCCAGTTGTTTTCACCATACTTCTCAGCGCCCATCCCAAGTATCTTAGCTACATTTTCCATAACACTTAGAGGGATCAAATCCATTCTAGCCTTACCCTGATCGTACTTTTTACTCTCCATATTTCTTATACTTGTTTATTAAATTAGTAGAAACAGTAGTTATTATTTCATGCGAATCGCTCAATGTCTGACCAACCTTTTCAAACTCACTAGAAAGATCATATCTAAACTCTTCGTAAGTTACATCATAATAGTCGATCAACTTATCAACCCTATTCATCAGTTTGTTGAACGCTTCGTTTTTTACTTCTCCTTGGCCCATTTTTTCTAGAGCCCATAGAATTTTTGACTCTTCTAAGCTTTGTCTCATATTCGCAACACGTTTTGTGTATATTCTCAGCGGCCCAGCCAACAAGGTAAGCGTAAGGCTCATTACCCTCTGAATAATCCTGGGCGTCCATTTGTAATGATTGATAAAAATAGTCCGTAATGTGAGTTGCTTCGTGTGCAACAGTGTTTATATCTGCACCCTTCACTTCTGGGATAATGCACATGATGCCGCATTTATTATCACTGTTTCGAATTACTGGTGAACAAAACGCAGTAGTGCGATTACACACATTTGCTAAAAATTCTACAAGATCACCCGTATATTGGGTTGTGAATGGATACTCCCGTGTACAGAAAGTAAAGTCCTTAACTAATTTCTGCAAGTCTTTCCTGTTGTCAGTGACCGCAACAAATAATGTTCTTGTATAGATATTATTGTATTCTTTTAAGACCATAATTGCATTATTCTATTATCACTCATTGCAATCCACATCAGCATATCATTCAGTATATCGGCAGGGAAATCGATGCCGTCAAGGCAATGAAATGTATATTGTTTCTTCAAACACTCTCGTAAAAATTCCCACATATCATTCTGTTTTTATAAACTTGTCGTACAAATCATCGAATATCACAGGTATCTTTTCATGCGCTTGTTTGAGTAAGTCTAACGCCAACTTGCGCATATCTGGGTGAGTGGCTTGATCGCAACGTAATTCAAAGAAGTGCCTCCATTCACGAAGATTAGCTGTCATTACTACTTCAGTCTTAGTTGCATTTATTAGTAAATCTCTGGCTTCTTGTGGCTTTACTCCGCTTTCTATCGCCGTAAGATATACATTTTCACTGCGCCACGCATTTGCTGCAAATCTTTCAGCAAAGCTATAGTCATTACAACCATTAATCAGATCTTTTATCGATACTGATAACGCGTCGTCTCCAGGGCTTATTTGATTTTCCAGATTAACTGGTATAATAAATTCGATCCCTCCACGCTTGCCGTAATTAACATAACGCTGACTCTCCTGCGCAAAACTAGCCATTCTATGTCTTACCAATTCATGTGATATTGCTCTACTGCAGATAAACTTAACACTGAATGAGTAATGCTCAATCATTGCTTCATGACCTGATTTAATGATATTAGTCAGCAATTTCCTAGCAGACGAACCATCCTCAGTAATGCGCTTTTCACTCTTGTAGCATGTTCTTGCTATCCTCTCTAACTTCTTTAGAACCTCTTCGCCGTTTATCTGGTCGAGGATCTCTACCGAGCTATTTATTAATCTCATTCTTTATACGATTTTTAAGTTTAACTTTAAACAAGTAAGCAAACATCACATCTTTAATATCATCGTCATCTTGCATTACTTGCTTAGCAAATTTAAAAGGACTATTGCAGATTACTTCGATAACTTGGTAAGGCAACTGATATTTATTAGCTAACTCTGTATATATTGTCGGTTTTATTACCGGTTTCATAACAACGTCTGATAGTAAGGTGACGCTTCTGCGTCAGCAATAGACTTTTCAAAAGTGTTAGGTCTAATAGCATTAACAATAGTTAATGCAGTGCTAGCCGTATATGCGGTATCACCCATAGTAAGTGCTACTAACTTACCGAGCTTAGCTTGCTCTTTTTCGTTATACGGCTTCTTGGGCGTATAAATATTTATTACAACATGCTTACGTAAGATGTAGCGCTCGAACCAATTTGGTGTAGTCGTGTGTAGTATATCGCCATTAAGATTGATCAGCCACTCCTCCTGTCTCTTTAATCGAAGCAACTTTGTTAATTTTTTCTTCAGATACTGTATCATATGTATGAAGTATTATCGTTATTTGTACGGTGTTCTTTATTAATTCGGGGATCAATATCGGATTGACCACCCACTCTTCATCAGCCAACGCTGGAATCAGTAAATGTTTATCTTTGAATTTCTTTAAGTATCTGCAGAGGTTATCTTGAGTAACACCGAGGTTTTGCTCAATATGCTTTCTAGCTTCCGTATCAACTATGTTCTTTTCAGCTTTCGGGTCTTTATTTCTAGCAGCCTATAACTTAGTCAACTCTGCAAATACTTCCATCTCTCGATCCGAGATCCCGAGTATGCCATTTAAAGACTTGAGAAATTCAAGGAATACATCCGATTTCTAGCAAGCTTTAACTAGCTTATTCATTAATCAACTCTTTAACCTTAGTAAGCAACTTGTTCAAATTATAGTACACAGTGTCAGCCTCAACCTTGGCACACAGGGGCAGTCCACCTTCTTGGTACTGACCAAGTAAAGCATCGTGATCCTTGGCATACTGCTGTAACTTCTCATCAATGAAATCATTGAGCTTATTCAGCTTTTCATCTGCTTCATTTACCAATGTATCGCTGCCATTATCTTCAGTGATAACCATAAGATGGCCACTAGCAACAAGATCATTAGCAATATCGGCAGAGATAACAGTACGAGAAGTACTGTGGAAATCTTCGCAGCAATTTTCAGAGGTGAACTCAAACAAACCATTTTCATTCTGTGTAAACACATCACCTTTCTTGGCATAACCAAATTCTTTAATTACTTTGTATTTCATAATCCTAGTATTTTTAACTTACATACACATAAACGCAATAATACAAAAAATGTTGCTATTTGTTAACACTATTTAACACTTATTTTTAGACAATAAAAAAAGCCCTGCTTGAAACAGGGCTTAATTGGTAAAAGATTTCTTGCTGTACTTGAGTTTAGATTGCTACAGCTACAATATCGTACGCTTTGACCAACTGTGAGTCTTTAAACAGGTCAAAGTCTTTAGTAAATTTCTTTGGGTATACCACAGTATCGCCTACACGGATATTGCCTTCATAGCTAGCAGGTAAAGCCAGTACGACACCTTTACGGAAGTCAGACTCTACTTCCTTAGTGGTCTTTTTTACATCGTACTTGTTATAACCCTCCTCATCAACTTCCCCAGTAGGGATCTGCTCCTCTTCCTCTACTGTGATCATAATCGGGTCTAAAGGCTTAACCAGTACATCCTTCTCAAAGCGGTAACCCAGTCCATTTACAACGGTTTCTAATACTTTATCTTCCATAATTAATCATGTTAGTTTATCTGTTAAACGTAGTAGGTTACTTTCGGTTAAATTGAACGCGCTTAAATATACAACCTCTACGGCATATACTAAGTAGTTCTTTGTGGTTATAGCAGCCTTTATCAATTAAATCACAACCGCGACATTGCTTTTCAGCCAATTCGGGTAATACGTAGTAGAGCTTGCCTCTGAAGACAATACTCTGAATAGAGTCATTTTCCATGTAGTAGCTAGATAACGGTAAAAACCGGTTTTATAATACCCCCTGACCGGTAAACAGTGCTAACCTACGATTTAGCAAAGCGGTTTACACTTCCTATACAGACTTGTTAAGTGGCTTTGGTCTTCGATCCCTGGTTCCTTTGGCTAATCTCTTATATAGTATTAATACAGTATATATACTAATTAGTTAAGTAAGCCATTATCCAAAGTAGGGTAGTATAGTCACTTACTATGGATAACACTGTATATACTGTCTTACTGAATTATACTGATTAATACTGATATTCAGTATAACGTATGAAATCGTAAAATGTTGCTGTTATTGTAGTATTGTTAACAATATTTATGAAAGTTTATACTTGATTTACAGATAGTTACGAAAAAATTTTTTGGTAAAAAATTTTTGAGGATGGGTGTGAGAGCGTGGAATTATCACCCATCAGGTCCCCTCCATCCCCGTTGCCCTGGCAAGCCCGGGTACCGGTGATGAGTTGCCGGTCGAAAATCGAACCGTATTATCAATCAAAAATCAAAGATTTATGGATTTTGACAAGATTACTCTTGAAACTACTTATGCCATTGGTATAAC